TCATAGACTGACTTTTGTGATGACCCAGAAATCCGAGCCCTGCTCTTCCAGATAGGCTTCGGGGATATAGAAAAAGCCTTTGTCTCCCCAGTCCGTTCCCCAGGAATTCATGGCCGTGACATGATCCTTCTTTTGCCCATAACCAACAAAGGCAACACAATGTCCCCCAATCGGTCTCTCGGATGGATGCGGTGAAGCGACGACTGCCGTCCTCGCGCAATCGTCACTTTCAAATTGCACAAAAACATTGAAGCCACCGACAACGAGATAGCCGGAAGCCAGTGCCATCTTCAAATCCGTTGCCGATAGAGAGCCATCCGCGTTACCGACGCGTTGATAGCTTACGACGCGATTGCGGGAGGCATTTTGATAAACTTTCAGCGAAGGCTTTTTCTGAAACTTATCGAGTTGATAAGGCCAAAGTGATTCAGACGCCACACCAATGGACGCCGCGCATTTGATTCCGTCCCTGATTTCGGCACCCGCATCGCTATCAAGCGTTCCTTCAATCTTGCGCTCATCGTAATAAAGCTGAAGACGTGAGAGAGGTCTGTCTTTCGCGCCCTGCTTGATTGCGGCATATCGCATGGCCGATGTTATTCCATGCGCGGTACAGGCACCGAGAGGACCCTGCTCCATAATGCCAGGACATTGGGCCCGAAGATCTATCGCATCCGGCAAATGTGCGATGCTCGCCCGGAACGGATGATCACGCCTGTCTATCGAATCCCTCCGCCATCCGTAACCGCTGAACTTGCGGATAGCTGTCATTTTACGCGGCCGACGATTTCAACCGGTTTACCGTTGATGGATGCGGAACCATAATCGACAGCACCGTTTGCTGCCGGCTTCTGCGCCTTGCGATGCTTCATGGATTTGGGAGACACGAGGGAGGCATAGGACTGGCAAGCCGTCTGCGCCGTGAGATTAGCCAGCGTTTCGACACCCGTGGATGCCGCACTTTCCGCTAGCCAGATCTTCGCAATCGTATCCGCCGTCGGCACGAAAGCGCAGGCCGTCAAGGCGAGGGTCTGAACTTCAGCGATGAAACCATCAGTCGGATTGGAAAGCGATGAAGCATTTTGCGTCGCCGCGCATCCGGCAAGAGCCGAAGAAAGGGCAAGCGCCATCGCGCCCGCCATGGCAGGTTTTGACATTCAACATCTTCCTGTGAGTTGATTTTTGAGAACGGACTAATCAGATCGCGCGTTCGTCTGACACTGCCGCCACGACCTTGTCATTTGGTATAGCATCAGCAATCGAACGAGATGCGACAATTTTGCGGACGCCCGGCTGTGATGCGGCGGAGGCGATAAGTCCTTGCTCCCTTCGCGTATAAAGGCCCCATAATCCCGTTACGATTGCCACGATACCGCCGACAATCATTGTCATCGTGGCATCATCGACATATCCTTTACCGACGAGGGCGCCTCCCAGCGTCAGGAGAATTTGTCTTAAAAGGGAGATGACCTGATCTTTATTCATAATTGAGTGCCTCGGAATTCAGCTTGTGACTAACCAGGATCAGCGTAAAGTTTCGGCTTGATATGAAATGAATACGCATCAGTGTTCGATGCTCCGTAAGGATTATTCAATGGCCGCTTCACAAAAGCCCCCCGTTTCCGCGCATGCTCTCGAACATAGCCATGCGCAACATCATCCTCTGACCCTTCACGGCAGCGATATCGCTCCCATTATTTCATTCGACGAAGTTCCGTTCTTCGGCAGCCTTCACGGCATAGGGCGGATTACGCTCGCCGCTCAGGTGCTCACGAATGGCAAGGAAGAAGGGTCGATCTCCGCCGATCATGTGGTGACCGTGCATTTGAGAGGAAGTCTGCGTGCCATGATGGCTCTGCGCGACACGATTGATAAGATGCTGCTCGCGGCGACACCCATTTCCGGGCCCGAGAACTAGTGTGCATTCTCAGGAATCAGCTGTTCGAATCAGAAGCCTGCAGCATAGGCGGTAAAAGGCGTGGTTAATGCTGCAGACGATAACACGTTCGGATGAGTGCCATCGGTCGTCATTGCTCCCGTCGGCGTATATTGAGCGGCGGGGGATGCAACGGTAGCCCATTTGCCTGGATTGGCGGCATCCTCGATATAGGGTGCCGGGTCGAAATACCCATCGATCAAAATGCCAACCTGAGTTTTTATCCAGGTGTTGAGCTGATCCTTCACGCCGCCCGGCGCATAGGCTGCTGAGTAATACGACTGATTCCCCGGCGTGGCATAACTGTCGGTCGATGTCGTCCTCGGAAATACGAGAACATGATAGATCTTCAGGTTACGGGCTTTGAGAGACATCCAGAGGGTCGTGAGATCGGCCTGAAGTTGTGCCAGCGTGCGTCCCGTTGGAATGTCATTTGTTGCAGCATTCGTGACCGCGACAGTCGCATGGCGAAAATACAGGCGCCGAAGATAACCAGCGGCGCCAGCTTCACTCTGAATGGTTTCGCTCTGCCGTCCCAGCTTCGCATAAGGAATATTGTTGTTCGCAAAGCTGCGCGAGATGAAACCATAATTGCCGTTGCCATCACTGCCATCGGCTACGCCAATCGAAATACTATCGCCGATGATAATACCGGATCGAATCTTCGTTTTCGGCGTCCCGAGAATAGCCGTGACGGGAAAGCCAGTGCTTGTTGGAGACTGCACCCCGCCCGAAGGAAGTGTCATACTGCCCGTATTACCGATCTGGCTCGTCGCCGACGTACTCTCGTAATAAGCATCGCCCGCACCGCTGAAGAAGTAGTTGGCAGTCGGCCAGAATTGCCCCGAGGAGACGGTAACGCCGGTGCGCAGCCAGGCCGTTCCATTGGCGGGCATGTCGATCGGAATCGGGTCGGAACAGACCTGCGTACCCGGCTGGATCGTGATGGTCTTCGCACCGCTCCAGGCGGCCATGACCGTCGTGACCGGGCTCGCCAGTTCGATGCCACCCTCAACGGTGATTGCGTTGAGGCCCGCGACTTCGCCAGGTCCACCGTTCGAGTAATAATTCCCGTAGCAGATGCGGATATCGGAAGATGCAGCGGGACCAAAGATTAGCTTTTGGCGGTATTCGCCACGCGTATAATTTGTCGAACCGCCACCAGCGGAATTGCTGAACCAAGACAACATGCCCCGATTGGCAACGATCTCCTGCCCGGGCGGCACGTTTGCGGGAGGCAAGCTCGCAGCTCCCCAGACCGAGCCGTTCGTTGCCAGAAGCACAAAAAAAGTAAATACGCCTCTTGCTGTCATTCGTATCAGTCCTGATAAGCAGAAACCTGTGCACCGGGGCTGCCGTATATACGCAAGCGGCCCTTGAACGACATGCTTGACCAGCCCCCTCCTTGAGTTCCAGCAGCACCCCCGGATGAGAGTAGAATGCTCGTCTGGTTGTTTCCGGCTCCATCGTCGCGCACGATCTGAATAAGCCCTGAACTCTGATTTTGTATCTCAATGGCCAAGCGCGACGGATTTGCCGCGATGGTTTGCAAAAGGCTCAAGCCTGCTGCCGGGATGCTAGCTGCGTTAACGCTGGAATCCGTGCCGGTCGAACCGGCCTGAGACACAACAGAATTACCCGCCGCTTCACAGGTAATCACAGCGATTGAGTTCGCCGCCGATGCTTTGGCCCAGATATGCGCTGCCGCCGTTGACGGAATGAGTGTGATCGGCGATGTGGAAGGGCCGAGCGTAAACCCCGCATCATTTGTATCTGGAAGCGTCTCCGCGATGGAAACGGAGACAGGCTGCCCATAGGCCTGACACATCATCGGACCTGTGCCGAGATCGCTCCAGGCCGTCGATGAAAGTGCGCTGCGTTTCGGTGAAACAGCCTGCGCCGCATGCGGAAGCATTGCCATCCAGATACAGACAAACAAAGCCGCATTCAGACGAGCGGCTTCATGTCCTGAGACAGACATAAATCCTCCTTGTGAGTGATGATCCATAAAAGATCAATACGCGCTGCATTGTCAGCGCGAAATGAACAGTGGAACTCTCAGGCAGAAATCGTTTGATTGGTTCCCGCTATCTTCCATGCCGTCCCATTATGAACGGCCAACCCACCGGTTCCCGCACCTTCCGTTTCAAGCGTTCCAGTGCCGTTATACATGCGAGCATTTGAAACGAAGGCCATTGCTCCCACGTTTCCAGAAGGAAGAGTCGCCACGGTGTAGGTCGCAAGTTTTGTCAAACCGCCCAACTGTGCCAGAGCTGTGCTTCCGCTGACACTCAATACTAGAACATCGGACCAGCTTGTACCATCTGGTGAAACCTTGAAGTGAAATTTGTCGTCGCCCAGCAATCCAATCTCGGCGCGGCCCGAAAAGCCAGTTTGAAATATAAAACTGCCGGTGTTGCTCATACTTGCCTTGTTGATTTTGACACGCATGTCCGTGCCGCTGTCAAAAAGAGATGTAGTTCCGCGTACCGTCAAAGGATTCGACAAGTCGGCCGCAGTTCCAACTCCCAAAGCGGAAAGATTGCCTGGAGGATCAGTCAAAACCTCCGAGAGTTTGGCGGCTGGCCATCCTCCGGCTGTAACACCATCATGCACGATAACGCGATTATTTGTTGTATCGACGATCAGCTCTCCGGCTCTTCCGACAAATGACGACAAATAGGACCAAGCTTCACGCAAATGCTGAAGTCTGATGCTCATATCACTTCCTTAGGCTCGATGTGTCTTTATGACGATGCAGATCCAAGATCGATAAACGCTGGATAAGCATCGCTGGCATTGCCGAAATCATCCGTTTGCGAGGAAGGCCCATTGGCAGAACCGCAATCGACATCCGTTCCGAACGCCAATGCACGCGAAACTCCTCCAAATCTCCCGGAGCCGAGTATTTCGTAAGAATATGCCGCGCACTCGGCTAGATCCTGAATACCGCCGCCGAAAATGTTGAAGCTTTGAAGCTTCACATGAAGCGTGCTACCGACATAACCATCCGGCAGACTATATTTGAAAATCGCTTCATCCAGCCGAGCGAATGGCGAACCCATGCTATGGCTCGATTGCGGCGACCCATAAAGACCTCGTGCGAGCTGCGATAATGAATACTGCCCAGTGGAGGTTAGAACTATGTCCTTGAACGCCAGCAATTCCCTATCGACGATTGCAAGGGGCTCTCCATTTGAAACGGATTGATCGCTGCCTGAAACCAGAGAAGCACCGCTTTGCCGAAGATCAACCTTCAACACGTTCGATGTATCGTTGATGATATATGGAAGATGATTCGATTGCGGTGAGCTACCGGCGGCCAGCGCTTCCGTCAAAATGCCCTGCCGTAACGGCTTTGATAAAAGCCCTATGGAAGAATAACTCAGACCGTCGAGCGAAACCCATATGATAGCGCCTCCCCAATAAGGATCAGCTGCCGTCCCATCACCGCCCGATGCCCCAATCCAAATCTCCGCCTGACCGGTCGATGTGATTGCAATCGGCGGTTCGAAAATAAGCGGTGTATTGACAGCGCTTGCTGGAAGGTTTCGGTCAATGCTTTGACTAATGTTTCCCTGCGACGGATAAGCATAGGCCGTTCCCACGCGATCCGGACATTCCTCGGCTGTAACCGACAGAAGCCCGTCATCCTGCTCCATAATCTCCAGAATGCGGACCGGGGCGCGGTCGAAGCCCAAAGCCGCATCGGTGACAGTGACAATATCCATCGGCTCGAGCAGGCAATATTCCCAGGACAGCTTGAACGCGAAGCTGTTACGAACATAAAGCCCCCGCTGCAAAATGAGCTGGGCGGATCGCATCGCGATGTCCCGATGGCAAATCTCATGCGCGCTCACAGAAGACGCCATTCGCAATCCAAAGCAATCAATCGCATTCTGATCGAATACCGTAATAGGTGTCGCTGCATAAGCATTTTCGCGATCGAGATATTCGAGCGACTGCATATTATAGGCAGCGTAAGGATCTTGCCTCGAAACGACGAGAGGATCTTCGCCATCGGAATGCACGAAATCATCATCTGTCAGATGATAAATCGGATCGAGATCGGGGACGAAGGTCACAACACCATTGGAGATCGTATCGTCACCATAAGAGATAAATTTCAGAAAGCCCCCTGACCAAATAGCTGTCGAATTTGTCAGCTGCAGCCAACGGGCCAGGACGGTATTGGCCGACTCCTGGTTGATCAAAGCCGGCGACAAAGCAAGCCCGGCTGCGGCACAATAGGTTTGGTAGGAACTTCCACCCGTTTCACCAAACAAGCTTCCAGCATGAATGGATGCTGCGGGGAAGCCTATTCCATATTGCGCATTTATAAGGAAATCCTCGATGATCAGACTTGGATCAGCATCGAAACCGTTCAGATCGGTCGAACCCGAATAACGCCCGAGGACTTCCACCCAATTCAAGCCAAGAGTCGCGCTTGAACCTAAGGAAAAATTCGAAGATGCCAGATAAGCAAGACCCGGATAGGACAAAGACTGATCGCTATGACGGCTTGTCAGGTAACCCCAGCTTGCCTGGGCGTCGCTGCCTGAAAACTGTGAAAGTTGAAGATCCTCGAGACTATAAGTGCTTTGCCCCTGCCACGTCGTGCCGATATCCGCGATCGGCCCTTCGCATAAAGCTAGAATGATCGCTGTCTGGTAATTATAACCTGAAACGGAATAGGTCGTTCCTCCACCGCCACCCTTACCGCTGCTGGGATTGGCGGTATATTGCGGTATCGCTGCAAAATCGGCATTCCATATAATGTTCGGGGCGATACGATTGGTGCCCCAAATGATCGCGATCGGAATGGCATTAGTCGATGTCTGAAGCTGCAGCCCCGTGTAAGACGGCGTAACGACCGTCGCATTGCTATGATGACGACCACCCATCGACTAGGATTTCCAGAAAGAAAAGAAACGGGGTGCACGTTTTTTTGAGACAAGCTCGGCATTGCGTTCGACATCTTCCTCGACAACGCAGGATGCCGATCGGAACGCGTGAATAATCGTGAACGGTGCCAGCCGCGTTACAATGCCTCCATGGCTGTAACAGCGGCCATAACGAAATACAGCTATGTCACCCAAATTCGGTCGTGGTATCTCAATGCAGCGCTTGAGCACGAAGCCGAGGTAACGCTCCTCGGCTCGATGCAAATGCCAGTCAGCTTCATAAGGCCGCGGATCGAAGGCCGCGCATAATCCTGTATCGATGAAAGCGCGGACGATCAACATTCCGCAATCGACGCCTACGCCCTTCACGTCTGCGGCATGATGATAAGGTGTGCCAATCCATTCGCGGGCAGCGGCAATGACAGCCGCCCGCTGCTCGAACTCGGACATGGATTCGTCCTCTGGTGTCAGAAATTCAATAGGCCGCCTCAGGCGGCGGCACGAAAGGAAAGCCGCGAAACCGGTCCCGGTTGCTGAATTGGCCGTCACAGCTCGCGAGCGTATGAGCACAGCCCTGAAAAGCAGTGAAAAGATCGCCAACGGCAGGTAAATTCGGCAAAGCTGCTGCTAGGTAGAGAACATCGCCCTGAACAGTCTTGATCGTCGCCGACAGACCGGCATTCAGCCCGGATGAAAACAGAATCGTTCCTTGCGTTAGGTTATTATTGGCCGAACTCCAGACGATCGATGTTTTACTCGAACCGCTTTCGACCGCACCATTCACGCTATGAGCGTTCTTGACGAGCCCGCAGCCTGAGTCATAGAGCACGTGGACGCATTGCGGCGAATAAAGATTCTTCGGCATGCTGATATCCAGCAGGATCAAATCCGAATTGACGGTAATTTCAGCTGTCGTTCGGCCGATATGGTCAATGCTGCCGACACGCCCCTTGAACAAGACCACACTCCCCAGCGGGGCACTCGACCAGGTTTCGAGGAAAGCGCGTTCTCGCTGAATTTCGCAGCCATCGAAAACACCGGAGCGAAGAGCCTGCAAAAACGAAACGCCATTGAGCGTATCACCTTGCCTCGCGCCGATCGTAATCTGCTGCTGATCGACGTCGAGCCCCGCCGCACATTTATAACGAAGGCCGCTCACCAAAATGGAATTCGCGGCAAAAATATAGCCGTTTAAAGCGATAGAAATATCCGCATTCGTATAGGTCAGTTTCAAACCGGAGCGCAGCGTGAAAGTATAACAATCGGCCATCAAGGCCCCAGCATCCGGGCGAGCAATCAGATCATTCAAAAAAGTTCGCAACGTATCCGACGAATCCTTCATGATTTGATACTCCGGAACTTGACAGATTCGATAGCCCAAAGTCCCGTTTGCAGATTTTCGAAATCGATTTGATCCTCAAGAAAACGGCAGAGAAAAGCATAGGAAAAGTCCGCCGTGATAACAGCACCAGTTGGCGGGGCTACGGCAAAAATCAGCTCGTTTGGCTGAAGCAGAGACCATCCTGACGCAACCGCATTATCGAGTTTAACGACCGTAACTGATTCAACCCAGGAAACGATTGTTGTCACCGCGCCTATCGTACGCCGAAACGTGAAACTCGTCGTCGTTCCATCGCCGACACCGATCACTTGCATTTCAGCATGATTATCCGTCGGATCATCATAGAGAAATGTGCCATAAGCACCCTGGCATTGAATGTAGAGGCCTATCAGATTTTGAAAAGATGAATTACCCAGACCCGGATAGCTCGCCCCTGCGGACAATCCGTCGATCGTGAGTTCGAATTCATAAAGAGGCTCGGCGAAGAGAGCATTGCGTACCTCCCGGCCCGAAGCATGATTAGCGACAAGCGTCGAAAACAATGGCTTTTTGTGAACGGACCAGCCTCTTCCAGGCAGGCTTGGGAAAGAAGGCGGCGCTGTCACGGGGTCACGCTGACGAGCTTGAGAGATTGCAAGGCAAAGACTCGATTCATGAATTCTTCCAGATCCGTTTCATCTTCGTCAAAACGGCAAATAATTTTCTCTCCGGTTCCAAGTTCCGCCGGCACATTCAGATAGAATGCGCAGAGGCGGCCTGACATAGACATAAAAAAACCGAAGATGCTTTGCAGATCTCCGGCAATGTCCGCCGTCAAAACCTCGAAGCTGAGTTCGACTTCCCAAGTTGGGGCGGACGAAATCGCATTTCGAGATTCACGCCCAGACACATGCAAACCTATCGGTGACACATATGTCGGACGATAGTGCCACTTCCAGCCCGCTCCCTTCAAGATCGGAAAATCTGCACCGATTTCAGTTACAAAAATCTGATCTGAAATCGGAGGCACGAGGAACGGCCCTTTGCCTGAAATCCATTGGCCCGCAGTCCAGTTTCCAGCATCACCCCAAAGATCTGCGTGCTTCGGAAAAACCGGAAACGGCCGTGCATCCCAGTTCCACGCCAGCATGAAAGCAGGCTCGACCATGAGAACACCGGACTCCGATGTTTCATTCTTTCCATCTTCGATCCAATATTCATACATAGCGCGTAAATAAAGCAGCTGCAGCTCGTCATCACGATGCGGGAGATAACCGTTCGACGCCGGGTCCCAAATCGACCAGTAAGCCGTAAAACTCTCCATCGATTTCGGATCGTAGAAAACATTCGGCTGGTTCGTCGCTCTATCGCAAGCAGCTACACCATATTCGATGAATGCGATGGACTTAGATTGCGCTTGCCATTTGGTGAAAGCTCCATGAGGCTGCCAACCTTCACCATCTTCCGCATCGTAAACAGCTTTATGCCGATTGTTCCACCACCAGCGAAGATGTTTGTTTGCGAGTAGTTCCTGCCTCGCAAAATAAGCTTGACGATTTTGCGAGAGCCGGTCGCCCGAAGGTAGAGAAACCCTTAAATCGGAGCCAGCGGGGTCCAGTCCGCGACCGTGATTATCGCTGTCAACGTAGAACCAGTCGAATTTCTCTCCACCTTCTATATTCGCTTTCAGATAGCCGATATTGTGCAAGCCCGGCTGCCCAGAGAGACCCAATCCATTCATCATGGAAGGCGAAGGAGGCCAGTCTTCCGCAGCCGGCCTCGTATCACTCCAGTGAATTATATCGAGCTGATCGCCCCTGGTCGTCCAGTCGGAAAGCGGCAGATAATTATCGAAGCAAACGAGATCGATGTTTTCGTCCGCGTAGAGTTGATCGAGATGTGGCCATTGACCATCCGATCCATGCTGAACACCCATCCACACAGACCAGTCCGCTGAATAGGAAATGAGATTTTTCAAAGCCACCTTATCTTTGACGAGACTCGCTTCATCGAAAACGGATCGAACATCGGCAGCAAGCGCGATAAGTCCATCAACAAACGGATAATCCCAGGTCACCGTCCCATCACTTTGAAGCGAGCCGCTCTTTGTCCAGGTGGAACCTCTCGCCGTTTCAAGGCCTCGCAATTCGGACCCCAAAAGGAACAAATCCACGCCACCGGACACGACACATAAATTGGCATAATGCAAAATCATTCGCCTATAAGAGTAGTCATCCAATGGCCCCGAATAGCCGACAGTCAAATTTGTGCCGTCACGCGTAAAATCGGCAGTTGAGGCACCGCCTAAGAAAGCCGAAACGTCAGGACCATCTGACGCAATTCTACCCCGCCAGGGAAAGCCGGGCGCTGTCATCAGAATGAAAGGATAAAAGACCACGCGAAATCCGCGTGATTTAAGGTCCTGGAGACAGCGGACAACGGACTGATCGGAAGGCGTACCGCCATAGACGAAGGCATCGCCATTTTCAGGGATCGCTATCAAGCCAGGACTATATTGAGTCAGCCCCGAACATCTCCAGAGATCAGCACTGCCATCACTTCTCTCAAAGTTTCCATTTATATATGTCGTCGACGGATAAATCTTGCATTCAACAGCGTCAGTCGATGAACCAAACCATGACACGATGACCGCAATCGTTTCGCAATCAGGGAACTGCGCTTCCAATTGATCGATTGCTATCGAAAAATCAGTTCTATCACCTGTATCCTCACTCGCGTAAAGATTGATCTCCTGCAGGGTCGCTTCTGAAACGCGTTTACCCTTGTACGCGATGGGATCGTAAGTAAATTCGCCTGTCGAAGGGAGAAGCGTCACGCCTTTCAGAAAAGACATGGATCACCATCAGCCCTGCAGTCGCTTGAAGCCGAGATGAGTTCCCAGCCTGACACCTTCATTCACAGTGCGCATGATCGTTTTGCCATTACCCTTGATCCATCGCGAAACATCTTTTGAATCAAGTGCGGTTATATTGAAATGCGTGGCGTGATTGACGGTCACCCTTCCTGTCCCCGACGATGCTGCATTTGCCATAAGCGATTGCGCCCAAGGCGTCGCAGCGGCTGGCACGATCATTTCACCGGCATGGACCTGCGCAATCATATCCGACGGCAAAGCCCAGGAGCCAACGGCAAAACTAGCCATGCTCGCGACGACGGCCTCACCGGCCGCCGCTGGCCCTATCGCGGCAGGCCCCATCAGCGGAGACAGAAAACCGAATATGCCCGCGAAAGTCTCTTTTGCAGATGCCAGAATCTGCGAAATCATGGCACCGAAGGTGATCGAACTCGAAGCCGCCGCACCAGCGGAAACCGCACCGGTGCGCACTGTTTCACCGGCCATTACAGCCGCTGTTTTCGCCGCTTCTGCCGCATTAGTCGCAGCAACCTGAGTCAGCTGGCCCGCAGCCCAATCAGCTACAGATCTTATACGCGCCTGGATGAAACTTTGGACAATGGACAAGGCGACGCTGCGGGCAGCTTGGCCAAATGTCTGCTGCCCTCGAATCATTTGCATGATCGCGCTCGAAAGACTGGCCGCAATCTGATCAAAGCTACGGCGAAAATCCGTCAGGATTTCACGATTGACACTACGCTCGATTTCCTGACGCCGTAAAGCGTTTTGGCTCGAAAGCTCCTCGATCCGCCTCTGATAATCTGCGAAAGCGGCGCTGCCTTGCGCATAAGTATCCCGCACGCTGCGCAGATAGGCTTCTTCTGTCGATTCCCGAGCCTGCTCGAGTGCTAAAAGCCGTGTAAGCTCTTCCTCGTGAGAAATTTGGAAAAGCTGTGCGCTTTCGCGAACAGATGAGCTTTGTAGTTTGAAGCCATTATTAGCAATGTCAAACTGTTCGCGCGCGTTGATACGAACGATCTGCAACATCTCGTCGGCCGATGCACGCGTGTCCGTAACCTGATTTGCCAGTCCGTTCGAAACGGCCTGACCGATCGACGCGAAGCTGCTGCCGAATTGTGCTGCACCGTTCGAAAGAAGGCGCGTGGTTGTCTCCACGCTGGTTGATGCCTGCTGCAATCCGCTTTGCAGATTTGATATGTCGGCACTGAATTTGACCGCGACGTCCTCAGCCATAAGTCCTACCAAATTCGCGAAGAAGGATATTTAATGCACAAACCCATTCGGAAAGCGCGCGATAAGAACGCCAATACCGCTTGGGTCATCTTTTGATTCAGCATGAGTATGCTTCTTCGGCTTCGCACCGTAAACATGCTTCAGAAGCTCGTTCGCCGGAGGAAATTCGTTCCAATATTTGAAGAGAACTTCAATATCAAAATATGTCAGCTGATCGATTTCGTCCGGAGTAAAACCACATCCGGTCATCAGCCGGGCATAGATGAAATCAAAGTCTACGCGGGCAGGTTTGTCTCTGCCCTGCCCGCCTGGTCTTCCCCCACGGCCGCTTCTCCCTCAATAAAGCCGCCGAGTTTCAAAACGACAGACATTGCCGTGCTGATTTCACCCGCCGTCGCCTCGATATCGGACAGACCGCTTACTATGTCGGAATGATCGCGTGCCAAAGCAATCGATATGATCTTTATAGCAGTCGCCAGATTGTTCGTCTGATCGACAGCCCCCATGAGAACGGGTTCGATCTCTCTTACCTGGGCGATCGTCAAGGGGCGAAGGAGCCACTCCTGTCCGCCCAGTTTGATTTGTTCAGCAACCGGACGCATCAGGAAAGCTCCGAGAACGACCAAGTCATGACATTGCCCGCGGCATCCGCGAAACAGGAAAAGTCGAATTCAGGCATCGTGAAGTCCTCGAGCTTCGTCTGAAAACTCAGTTTGCTCGAGACGCAATTATTGAGTTTGAGAGAAACCGTCTGACCCTGAAAGACCGTGTAGAAAACTGCCTGAAAGGTTGGTGTCGTTCCCAGCAATGTATTCGTCACGGAAATCTTCTGCCCTGAGCCTGTCTGCCCATAGGTATACGAGATCAGCACATTCTTTCCGGCATCATCCGATGAAAATGTATAGACGCCCGCTGAAACGGAATATTGACCGGTCGTCGGCGAAGAGGAAACCTTCGTCAGCGGAAGCCCAGTCGCCGCATATATAACGCCCTGATCCAAATCAAAGGTTGAAACATGTGCCGGAGAAACATTATAAGGCGAGCTTGCCGGAACCGTGCCCGGTTCGGCGAAAGATGTCGTCAACTGGCCAACGGTCGGCGTGACCCCGTAAAAGAGATTGGCAAGCGTCATTCCCGATATGCGCGCGACTTTCGCCTTACCCGTTGTTTTGACGGAACCCCGCGCGCCGACAAGAGGATATTGATACTGGCCGTATATCTCTTTGATCGTGGCGCTTTCTTCAATCATGACCTCTTGCACAAGGCCGAAATTCATCGGCGTCGCATTGGGCACGTCGGTGCGCGTCCCAAGCAACACGCCCGATCCGAAACTGAACATAAATGAAGTCTCCTTTTAGGACCTATGGCAAAATTATTTTAATAGGCAGGACAAGAAGCGCATCGCCGTCAATGTCGCCCGGGTCTTTCAGAACCTTTCCATCAATCCTGCAATTATGGACCAGCCCGTCCAAGGTCTGTCGCCCTAAAGCGAGATCCGCCCCATCAAGGACGAACAATGCATCAACCGCATCCAAAACATCATTGATCAAAGAAGAACCGATGCTGTTTGGATCTTTCGCGTTCAGATAGACAAAGACCTTGACATCGAGAATGCGCTTTGTGTTGGGTGAGATCTCCCACGAATAAGTCTCCGTACCGCCCTCATAGAGAAAGCAGGCCGGACGGCTCGCCATCGGTACATCACTCCACAATTTCAAGCGGCGCGACGGACCGGTCTTCCACGGATAGGCCATCTCCAGAAAGCTCCGCAGAGCTTCCATAATGTCGTCCCGATTTGTCATGATCAGTTTTCACCCAATGCATCCAAAACCGTTTGCTTCAGCTCGGAGATGATCTCACCTTCAAGCTCGGAAAGGCTGTTGGATAGATATCCGAAGGCTGGAATGCGAGACCCAGGATGATGCACCGATTTGGCAAAGACCGAGCCGGCTGCTGTGACAAAGGCGAGCGCTTTCGTTTTAACCGCGGCAATATCATGCGCTGCGGTTTTACCTCCATATTCCAACAGAGCCGCATAAGGCACGTCCGCACTCGAAACGAGCCCCGTTATCGTATCGCCATCACCCCAGACGTCGGACTGAATCGACGATAGGAGTTTTCCAGAGCGCTTCTGCAATAAAGCTCCGGTGAGTTTGTCGGCAACGCTGGCCTCAAGCTTTCTAGTCAGCACCATGACCTTGCGCTCAAGCTGCTCTTTTAAAGCCTCGGCGCTGATCATGGGGTCACCACGCATCGATAGGGTTGCAGCATATGCGCGACGAAATCGGGAACATCCTTGACGATGAATGCAACCGTTTCCTGCCCGCCTAGAGACTTTGAGGACTGTCCGATGCGCGCATGATAGGAATATCGCTCGGCAGCCCATTCCTTTGCCGCCATGGCAATATCCATCGGTACATAGCCGTAGGTTATCACGACCGGAGCACCAGCCTCCGCCGTGTTGAATGAATATCGTCCCGAAACCACTGTATATTGGCCGGGATCCGGCTGTTGATCCACACGTGTCAAAGCTGTGCCGCCGACACGCTTTACACCCTGATCCGACGCAAAGAAGCCAAGCGGCGCTTTAAGGGTGACCGAGAAAGGCGTCGCTTGCGGAATAGTCAGAGTTTCACTTTGCTGGTAACCCGCAAAGTAAGAGATGCTGACGTTTTGAATCCCATGGCAAAACAGGCTGCCCCGTAGAGACAGCCTCTGCATGGAGCCTGGCGGCATGGGCGAGGCAGGCTCCAGAGCATAGCCTGCCTGTGACGGACTTTGAGATTGCTGGAGCGTCCTCCCATCAACAACGCAGGATGAAATCGATTGCACTGGCCAATAACGAAGAAGAATGGACGGCTTATCCGTTCCATCCAGAACATCCATGAAAGTTGTCGGAACAAGCGAGGGCCGATTGAGATGAGTCAGTATCCCTCGGCTTATCTGGCTGATCAGACTCGAGAGAAGAGCATCATCATCACTGCCATCGATTCCAAGCCACTGCTTCAACTCGGTCAAACCGATGAGATCATAAATCGACGCCAGACATACCTCCTTTTTGACTCGCCAAGGCCTGCCTCGCGCGTGCTCTCAATGCTTCATTCGTAATCGGTAGAGAGACCGAGGCATTATGTTCTTTCAGCAGCCGGAAAAGTGCGCGACGCGAGAGCGTCGAGACATCGATAGCCATATCTGCAGCACCAGGGAGGCTTTCACCTTCAATGCGCACAAAGCCATGGGCCATCAATTGGCCCGCAGCTGCATTATCGACATCAACACAACCGTCATCCCCGACAAGTAATGTCGAACCGCCGAAAGAAATGGATCGGCAATCCACCGGCGCTCGCAATTTCACTGCGAGATCCGGTCAGCCATTACCGATATTGGTAATGAGCGCGAGAGACGGCGGGAAATAGTTCTGCAGAACTTCGTCCGCGTAAACGCCATATTCATAGCGGCGCGAACGAAGCGGCCATTCGATCTGATAATAGTCCTGACGCGTGCGAATCTGCATGACATTGCCGACTCCCGCCAGCGGATAGGGCAGCAGTGATGTCGTCATCAGCAGAGTGCCGGCGGGCATGTTCGGATGTACTTTTATATCTATAACGCTACCGCCCTGCATCGAGAAGCGGTTGAGATAAGTCCGCACCATGATACCGCCGCCGATGAGATCCTGAGCAGATTCCATGACGAAATGCTGCGCTGATGTCGCAGAACCGGCGACGATCTTCTTCGATATGTTGAGCGCTTCCTGTGAGCTGACCCAGATCGTATCCGGCGAAAGGCGATAATTGTCCCACATCGCCTTGAGAACCGTGTCGATCTCGACAACACCGCCTGCGCCATCCGACGTCAGAGGCGTCCCTACACCTGCCACTCCCTGCGGCATGGAGAGAACCGTCGCACCGGATCCAGGCTTCAGGGTCTGATAGATGAGACCATCGAACGCCAGCGCGTTCTGCGAATTATCGGCCGTGCCCAGGGAAGCCGCCGTCTGCGTGCCCGTCGCCGCTGCCGTAATCACGAACGAGTTAATCGTCGTAATGGCACCCAGCACTTCCGATCCCGCCGTACCCCAAAACCAGGCGTAGCCAATGGCACCGGACACTGCCGCGACGGTCGCCTTTATGGCATGAGTTGCATTGCCATCGTTTGCCGTGGTCAGCGTCGCGTTATTGGACTTCTTCGCCGCGCCGCCGCCGAACGTGTCGGTCGTGCCATCGGCATTGGTCCGCGTGATCTGCCCCTGAATGCCGCCCGCAAGGGTCGCATTCATCATCGCATCGAGCGTGAGAGCGACGCAGATCACACTGAGAGACGCGTTTGCCGCGAGAGAACCGCCCGTGACGGAATCACTCAAGGTGGGTGTTGGCGTCGTACCAAGGGCAAATGAGCCGTTGCCACCGAGGATCATAGCCTCCTCGCCCAGCATCAAGGCCTCGAGGCCGGTCTTCGCGCCAATGGCACGAATATCGTCAAAACCCTGACCAGCATATTGCGCCTCGAAATCGACATTCGTTTCAATGCCGATTCCCTTGTAGCTCGCCGTATAATCCTGCGTCGTCACGGCCATGACACCGCCGCGATTGGCAGCCGACACACCGAAGCGGAGACCAGAGGTATTGATCGCCGTAATCGACCGCCAGGCCGCCTGAATCCCGCCCCTTCCGGAAACGCGCGGGATGACGTTTCGCAGAGGCGTAAGCACCGGATAAAGGAACTTCGCCCCAATATCGAGATCGTAAAAGGTCAGGCCCGACGTCACACTGCCGGGCTGAGAAAACGTGCTTTTTTCGAGACCAAGCAGGCCTTTGAAACGCGGATCGCCGAGCGGACGCTGCTGAGCCGACTTCAGACGATCGAGCACGTCATCAGCAGTCGTGTTAAGCATCATTATGATAGGTCTCCAAGAAATACAGGCAAAGAAAAAGCGGCGAACCGAAAACCGGCAGCCGCTTTCCATCATGGACAATCGTCATAAGGTTAGGTGTTTCTGCCGCGCCGCTGTGCAAGCTTGATCGCCAGAAGGGAGAGCGCTTGAGGATCGGAGAGAAGCTTTTCAAGCACAGCGTTTTCATCCGCCTCCGCATAGCCGTCGCCCGTCTTCGACACAGCGCGGAACTGCCCGGAGACCGGCAATGGAAGCGGCTGTGCCTCGATCTTTTTCACACGGGAAAGGATATCGGCGAGCGCGGACGATAGAGCATCAAATCGCTTGTGAAGATCGAGCGGCTGAGCAGTCTTGAGAGACGCATGGCAGTTCGCCCCGAGTTCGACAGCTTTGTCGTGCAAAGCCTGGATCTTCTCAGGATCGAG